AACTCGGTCATCAAGCGGTTCGGTGGATTCCCATGCTGCCACCGCCAGCACAAAGCGCTTTCGCATTGCCGGTTCTTGCACGGCTACGACCGGCACGTAGAGATCACGTGGGACGGGCCACGCGACGATCAGGGCTGGGTGTTGGACTTCGGGGCGCTCAAACCAATCCGGCAGGCACTCGAGCACCAGTTCGACCACACCACCCTCATCTCGCCTGACGACCCGCACCGTGACGACTTCCTGGCCATGAGCGAGGCAGGTGTCATTGACCTGCGGGTCATGGACCCGACCATGGAGGGCATGACGTTGTGGGTGCGTGACTTGGTCCAGGACCTACAACCAACCATTGCCGAGCACGCCCAGGTCGTCCGGATCGAGTGTTGGGAGAACGAGAAGAACGCTGCGGTGTGGACGCCATGACCACAATCAGAATCAGCGAGGTGTTTGGCCCGACCATCCAGGGCGAGGGCCGGTACACCGGCGCACCGTGCGTGTTCGTCCGGACGTCCGGCTGCAACCTCGACTGCTCGTGGTGCGACACACCGTTCACGTGGGACTGGACCGGCAAGAACGGCGTCGCGTACGACCGGTCAAAGGAGCAGTCGACCGTCACCGTGGACCAACTAATCGCAGACCTGGACGAGCTGGGCCTCGACCCGCTGCTTCACCACGTCGTCGTGTCGGGCGGCGAACCACTACTGCAAGCAACCGCGGTCACCGAGCTGGTTACCGCCGTCGGTGCTCACGTCCACGTGGAGACCAACGGCACCAGGCCACCGCTACCGATGAGCGACGTGACCTACTCGGTGTCGCCCAAACTGCCAGGGTCCGGCATCACCGTCCGTGAAAACTGGGACGACATCTATGCGCAATGGGCGGGCGTCGCGTGGGCGGAGCAGGCAGACGCAAAGTTTGTGATCGCTACCGACGATGACATGGCAGCCGTCAACAATTTCGTGGACCACTACGACTGGCCGCACACCCGCGTCTGGCTGATGCCCGAGGGCCGCACGAGGCGAGAACTCGACGCCAACGCACCCGCCGTGGTGCAACTTGCGCTAGACCACGGCTACCACTACTCGGACCGGCTACACGTCCGCATCTGGAACGACGAGCGAGGACGCTAATGACACCACCCATCATCAAGGTCACATGGGACGACGCCCAAGAGGAGGTCGCCAACATCGTCGCCCGCTGGGCAGACCACGACATCCGCACCGTGTACGGCGTGCCGACGGGCGGCGTCCCTGTCGCCATGTTGTGCGCAGAGATGACCGGCTGGCGAATCCTCAACGATCCCGACGAAATCGACCAGCACACCCTGGTGGTGGACGACCTAATCGACACAGGACGCACCCTAAGCGCCTACAACGGCGTCAACTGCGACGCCATGTACCGCAAGCCGTATTCGCCCACAAACGCAGCACAGGACAGCACAACGGTCGACAGTTGGTTGGCGTTTCCATGGGAACGGGACGACGGCGACCCAACCGACGCCGTGGTTCGGCTGCTCCAGTACATCGGCGAGGACCCGACACGTGAGGGCCTGATCGATACACCCCGTCGCGTGGTCAAAGCCATGGCCGAAATGACCAGCGGCTACAAGACCGACATCGAACAGATCCTCGGCGTCCAGTTTGACGTGGGCGAGGTGTCCGGCACCGTGGTCCTGTCCGACATCCCGTTCACCAGCCTGTGCGAGCATCACATGCTCCCGTTCACAGGCACAGCGACCGTCGGCTACGTCCCGGGCGCAAAGGTGGTCGGCCTGTCAAAGCTCGCCCGCCTAGTGGACGCCCACGCCAACCGCCTCCAGGTGCAGGAGCGACTGACCGAGGACATCGCGTCCGACCTGGACCACCACCTCCAACCAGACGGTGTCGGCGTCGTGTTGCACGCCCACCATCAATGCATGTCGTGCCGTGGAGTCGGCAAACCAGGAGCCACCATGACCACAAACTCGCTGCGCGGGATCGTCGCCAACGACCCGACACGGCGTGCTGAGTTCATGTCGATCGCTCTGGACGCATAAGCTCTGGACATGCCAACAGGACAGACACCCGCCCTCACACCGGACACCGCCGAGAAGTACACGCGCGTGCTGGAGCTGCGGCGCGCTGGTTTAACCTACGAACAGATCGCTGCCGAGGTCGGTTACGCCGGACGGCAAGGTGCCAAGGAGGCATACGACGCTGCCATCCGTCGAATGGGTCGTGAACCTGCCGCCGACATGCAAGTGCTTGAGAACGAGCGTCTCGATGACTTGTGGCGCAGGGCCTACAGCCGTCTACGTATCGCCGACAGCATCGAGGAGTTCGTCAAGGTGCAGACGCTCATGCTGCGCATCTCGGCACGGCGAGCGGGACTGATGGGCTTGGACGCTCCACGGCAGGTCGAGGTCGCTGGGGCTGGCGGTGGCGCGCTACGCACGGACGTTGGCGACATCCTGCGGGAGCGGCTCCGTCAACTGGAGTCATGACCAACGAACGGTCAGTCGTTCAACGCCTGACCGACGCTGCACGTGACCAGGGCGTCGACTGGACCAACGACTACGACGACCACTTCCTACGGTCTGCCGTGTACGACTGGTCGGTGTGGGCACGCCCTGCCCAACTCGCTCCCGACGGCGACTGGCGCATCTGGCTCATCCTTGCCGGTCGCGGGTTCGGCAAGACCCGATCGGGTGCTGAGTGGGTACGACAACAGATCGAGGCCGGTCACGCCGGACGCATCGCACTCGTCGGAGCGACCGCCGCCGACGTCCGCGACACGATGATCGAGGGCGAGTCCGGGCTGCTCCGGATCTTCCCTGACGAGACCCGCCCCCGATACGAACCCTCGAAGCGGCGGGTCACCTTCGCCAACGGAGCGATCGCCACGACGTACTCTGCCGACGAACCCGACCGGCTCCGAGGACCGAACCACGACCTCGCCTGGGCCGACGAGGTCGCCGCCTGGCGCTACCCGGACGCATGGGACCAGCTCATGTTCGGCCTCCGCATCGGAGACCGGCCCCGGGCCGTCGCCACCACCACCCCGAGACCGACCCGCCTGATCCGTGGCCTCGCCGACCGCCCGGACTGCGCCGTCACCCGAGGCTCGACCTACGACAACTCCGCCAACCTCTCCCCGGCGTTCCTCGACGAGATGCGGCAACGCTACGAAGGCACCCGTCTCGGCCGTCAGGAACTCGAAGCCGAACTCCTTCTCGACGCCGACGGCGCGCTCTGGACTCGGGACATGCTGGACGACGCCCGCACCACCACCGTCCCCAACCTCCGCCGCATCGTCGTAGCAATCGACCCGGCAGCGACTGCCACAGCGGACTCGGACGAGACCGGCATCATCGTCGCCGGGATCGACGACCACGGCCACGGCTACGTCCTGGAGGACCGGTCGATGAAGGGCAGCCCCGCCGAGTGGGCGTCCGCTGCGGTCACCGCTCACCATGTCCACAAGGCTGACCGGATCGTCGCAGAGGCGAACCAGGGCGGCGACATGATCTCGCACACGCTTCGCACCGTGGACGCCTCCGTCCCCGTGAAGCTCGTCCACGCCTCCCGAGGTAAGCGCACCCGAGCCGAACCGATCGCTGCGTTGTACGAGCAGGGTCGAGTCCATCACGCCGGGGCGTTCCCCGAGTTGGAGGATCAGCTCTGCACCTGGACGCCGGACGGCCAGTCGCCGGACCGGCTCGACGCTTTGGTGTGGGCGTTGTCAGAGTTGATGGTGGGTGCTCGGGAGCCGGAGGCGGTGGTGCCGTTCCAGTCGACCCGGAAGTCGCCGTGGAGCGTCTGAAAAGAATCTTTCCGGATTGACTTGCACGAAGTTGTCAACCTGTGCCTATAATCAAGTCATGAACCACACCACCACAACCAAGACCAACGCCTTCAAGATCGGCGAGACCTACTGGTGCCGCTCGGCTTGCGACTACGACTGCAAGTTCGAGTTCACCATCATCGCCCGCACCCCGAAGCGCATGACGGTCGAGGACGGCTACGGCAAGGCGAAGGTCGTCGGCGTCAAGGTCGACGAGGACGGCGTCGAGTGGGCGCTCCCGATGGGGAACTACTCGATGGCCCCCGTCATCCGGGCCGACCGCGACTTCGAGAACTGATTCGACCCGCATCGACGACACCGCCCCGGTCTCTACGGCCGGGGCGGTTGCCGTTTTGGTGGACTACGATCAGGCTCGTGGTCGCCGTCCCTTCGTATATCTCAGCCAACGCGTCCCGCGGCTTGGACCTCCTGGAGCACGCCGGGGACGGTCTGCGCCCTGCCACGGTCCGGGAGGCTCGGGCGATGGCAGGCGGCAACGTCTCCGAGGACAAGGTGACCCGGATGGCTGCCTGGTTCGCTCGGCATCGGGGCGACCTCGACTCGCCGAAGGCGGGCGAGTTCCTCCGGGGCGAGACCGACCGGCCCACCCCCGGCCAGACCGCCTGGCTGCTGTGGGGTGGCAGTCTGGGTCAGGACCGGATGGCGGCGATGGAGTGGGCCGAGCGCACACGGGACCGACTGGAGAAGGCGGTCTCCGCTCGTGTCCGGGAAGGACTCCAGCGGAAGGTCGACGACCACAACGAGGAGCATGGCGGCACCGCCTCGAAGCGCGTCACGCTCGCCATGCTGACCGCCGTGTTCGAGCGCGGCGTCGGCGCGTACAACACGAACCCGGAGTCGGTCCGGCCCGGTGTCGGCTCGTCCGACCAGTGGGCCTACGCCCGAGTCAACACGTTCCTCCAGGCCGTCCGCACCGGCCGGTTCCCCGGCGGCAAGTTCGACACCGACCTCCTCCCCGAAGGTCATCCGCTCTCCACGAGGAAAAACATGGACACCGAGAAGGCCCACATCCGCTACCCCGACGGCGACCCGATCCCGCACGCCCTCCCCGACGCCTACGCCCCGGCCGAGGGAGCGCAGCGGTGCGATAACTGCAAGTACTACAAGATCGGCGCGTGCCTGAAGTGGGGCGCAGCGGTCCGGGCCGGGTACTGGTGCAAGGCATGGAAGCCGCTGCTCGCCGAGGTTGACGTCGAGCTGACCCACCACGACGACGAGGAGATGTTCTCCTACGGCTTCAAGGGCGACGAGGAGAAGGGCTACGACTACGACTTCCGCAAGGAGATCGTCGAGGAGGACGGCCGGTTCTGCGTCTACTCCGAAGGCCGTGGCCGACGGTTCGGCTGCTACGACACGATGGAAGCCGCCGAGGAACGCCTCGCCCACATCGAATCGTTCTCGCGATCCCTCGACGGGCTGACCCCCAGTCAGCTCATCGCCGCCCACCAACTCACCCACAAGTCCACCGGCGACCTCATGCTCGAACTCGCCCGCTCGGTCATCGAGGACCGGCTGGAGTTCCTTGGGTTCGCACCGCCGTACACGACCGGCGACACGACCGAGAAGCTCGCAGCGCTCCACTCAGTAGTCCCGTTCGCCAAGGCCGAGGAACGCTACACGCTCGGCCCGGTGTACGTCCCCGGCCGCCTCGACGGCCACGGCGAGTTCATCGACGCCGACACCCTCCAGAAGGCGATCTGGGACTGGGTCCGCTCCGGCGACCGCACCATCTTCCTCCAGCACTCCGAGAAGGCAGCCGGCGAGATGGTCGAGATCCTGACGTGGCCGATGCCGATCCAGACCGCGCTGTCGCTCCCCGGCGAGGACGTCCGCAAGGTTGAGTTCCCTGCTGAGACTCCGTTCATGGGCGTCGTGTGGGAGTCATGGGCATGGGATCTCGTGAAAGCCGGTCAGCTACGCGGCTACTCGATCGGCGGTAAAGCGCGCCGGGTAGAGGCAGACCTGTCCCTGACCCCGGCCAGCGAGTAGGCTGCCGACCGTGGCGCAGAACAAGACGGGCGGCCGGTCGACGCCGGTCAAGAAGCAGAAAGTGACGTCGACCGACTTCGCTGAGGTCGGCTCCGCTGGCCTATCGGTGAACGCTGGACAGGTCACCGAGGACTTCCTCCGGCAGCTCCAGGGTCGCGGCGGCATGGCGATCTTCCGGGAGATGGCTGAGAACCACCCGGTGATCGGTGCGACGCTCGCCTCGATCGAGATGCTGTTCCGCTCCGTCGAGTGGACCGTGCAGCCCGCCGACTCAGACGACCAGGCCGCCATCGACGAGGCCGAGTTCGTGGCGTCGTGCATGTCCGACATGTCGACCTCGTGGGAGGACTTCGTTTCCTCCGTGCTTGGATTCCTCGTTTACGGCTACTCGCTCCACGAGATCGTCTACAAGCGACGCAACGGGCTCGCTGAGGACGGCACCTCGTCGAAGCACGACGACGGCCGGATCGGTTGGCGCAAGCTCCCGGTCCGCGCCCAGGACACGATCACTGAATGGCGGCTCGACGCCCACGGCGGTATCGAGGGAGCGATCCAGCAAGACCCAAACGCAGGCAGCAGCGTCTTCATCCCGATCGAGAAGTCGCTGCTGTTCCGAACCACGACCCGCATGAACAACCCGCAGGGCCGGTCCATCCTGAGAAGCGCCTACGTCTCGTGGTACTACCAGAAGCGCATCACCGAGATCGAAGCGATCGGTATCGAGCGTGACCTCGCCGGTATGCCGGTCGCGTTCGTCCCGCCGCAGCTTCTCTCCGACTCCGCCACCTCGGCCGAGACCCAGGCCCTCACGGCGATCAAGGAGATCGTCCGCAACATCCGCCGGGACGAGCAGGAAGGTCTCGTGTTCCCGCTCGCGTACGATCACGAGACCGGCAACCTCGCCTACGACATTCGCCTCATGTCCACTGGAGGCCGGCGGCAGTTCGACACGAACCAGATCATCGGCCGGTACGACACTCGGATCGCGATGACGATGCTCGCTGACTTCCTCCTCGTCGGTCATGACCGGATCGGCGCGCAAGCACTGTCCGTCAGCAAGATTGAACTGTTCCAGGACTCGATCTCGGCGTACCTCGCGAACATCGCTGACGTGCTGAACAGCTACGCAGTGCCTCGACTGATGCGGATCAACGGGGTCGACCCGTCGCTCGCCCCGACGATCAACTACACCGCGCCGCGCGCCCCGGACCTGGACACGATCTCGAACTACGTCAGCCGCCTCGCCACGTCGGGCGCGCTCATCCCAGACGAAGGACTCGACGACTACCTGCGCGAGATCGGCGGTCTGCCGAACGAGGACGAAGCCGAGGTCGACTGATGCCCAACTCGTACATCGACCCGCCCGCCTCGATCGCCGAGTTCACCGGCGGCAACCAGCAGATCGTGACCGGTAGTTCGGTCCTGTACGGGATCGTCCTCTGCGACGAGGGCGCAGCCAACGTCAAGGTCCACCTCCACAACGGAACGTCGACGTCGGGCGAGCACGTCGCCGCCCTGGACATCTCGTCGAACGGTGCCGGGACGATCTGGTACGGACCGAACGGCATCCACTGCCCCGACGGGATCTACTGCGAGGTCATTTCCGGCACCGCGGTCGGCTCGGTTTTCTATTCGCCATGACCGTACGGGTCGACATGGGCGACCGTGATCCTGGCGAGGTCTACAAGAACCACCGACCCGAGTTTCGACCAGTCGACTCCGACAAGCTGTACGGAGCCGAACGAACACTCGCAACGATTGTCGGCAAGATCGCCAACTCGATTCCGGCTGACCTGCTCGTCGACTACATCTACGACCGAGTCACGATCGACACGCTCACCGCTCGCATCGCCGAACTCATCGAAGACGATCCCGACGTGCTCCAACGTCCGATCTTCTCAGGGTTCCAGTCCGGCACCGAGGACGCAGCCGAGCAGCAACGTCGAGACGTCAATCGAGTCCTGTACCGTCTCGGCTCGCCCGTGATGCTGCGCTCAACCGCAGAGCTACGCAAGGCGAAGCGCGAGGTGCTCTGGGACGCCGACCTGCGGACCTTCGACCGGACCGACCCGAACGCACCCGGCAGGATCTATGCCCGTTTCCGTTCCGAGTCGATCCTGGCAGATCTCACGACGACCGTACGCACGTCGATCGAGACCGCCATCGCTGATTCGTTCACCGTGTCGCAATCGTTCACGACTGGTCGCACCGTCACCGGTTTGACGTCGCAGCAGACCTCGCAGACCATCTACGCCATCCTGAACGAGATCTCGCCGACACGACCGACGGGTGCAGATCTCGCCGCGCGCTACGTCGGCCACACGCGCGGGCTCACGAACCGGTACACGACCGCGGTCATCAACCACGGCAACGCAGTCGCCTACCAGCAAATCCAGGCAGGCCAGTCACCGAGCGTCGCGATGCGGCTCGCTGACCGGGCGATGGAGCGCTACGGCGACAAGCTGCGCCGGTCCAGGGCTCGCATGATCGCCCGCACCGAGATCGCTTACGCGCAGAACGCCGGCATCCAGCATCAGAACCAGCTGCTTATGGACTCTGGCGTCGTCGCACCCGAGTCGCAGAAGGAATGGATCACCGGCCCGTTCGACGTCTGCAACATCTGCGTCCCGCTCGGCGGCACTCGTGTTCCGGTCGCTGGCGACTTCTCCTGGCCAAGCGGATCAGGCAACCCGCCCGCCCATCCCAACTGTCGATGCAAGACCCGCGTCGTCCCCACGATCAGCGAGCCGCCTGCCCGAGTCGGGGCCGGGACTGTTGAGGACCCGTTCCGCTACCAGTTCGCTGATGGCTGGATCGCGCCGATCAACCCAGTCAGGAAGTAGTTGACAACTACGCGCAGGTGTGATTAGAGTGATCTTCATGAACACCACACCGAACACCACCACTACCCCGAACACCGAACTCATCACCGGCCAGGTATACAGCTTCCCCGCCGGGTTCGGCGCTACCGTCCGCCGCACGGTGAAGGCCATCGAGATCACCGCCCACTGGGTCATCGTGACCACCGTCGAGAACGAGTACCGCCTCGACGGGTTCATCTCGAACACCCGGAAGCTCGCCCTCACCGGTGAGGTCGCCCGATGAGCGCTGACACCCCGACACCCGACGACATGCGGGCGATTGCCGACCTCGACAGTCGTTCAGGCGAACCCGTCGGCAACGCCCTACGCTTTGCCGCCGACGAGATCGAACGGCTACAGGCGGAGATCGAGCGGCTACAGGAGCGGTGGGAGCGGTGGGAAAAGGCAGCGTTTCGGATGACCGGGATGTCGTCGATACGTGAGCGCAATGCTGAGTACCTCGCCGCCGCTACCGAGGAGCCGACCGATGACTGACACCCCGACACCCGACTACTTCACCCCCGAGGCACTGGTCGAATCGGCTCAGCACAATCTGACGGACTCCCGCACGAGATCGCAACTGTTCTGGGCCGCAGCCACCATTGAACGGCTACAGGAGCATGTGGTCGATCTCGAGCAGGATTGTGTCGGGTATCGCTGCGAGGCCGAACGGCTACGGGAGGCTCTGCGTCGGATCGTGCTGATCTGACGAAGACCGTCACAATCGACCCAACTGACAGCGCGGCGATCGTCTACCCCGCCGACGCGACCGCTCAACGGCCCCACTGAGCGCCTAACGCCTATTCCCCCTCAGCGTTAGCGAGCGACCCCAGCCTGAGCGGCTGGGGTCGCACTCGTTTTCAGCCCCCTACTGACACGCGCCACAAGCACGTTTACACTGAGCCCTGTGCAGACGCATCAGCTTGTGGACCTAGAACTCAACGAGGTATCAGGTGTGGATCACCCTGCGTCCCTCGTTGAAGGCTGGCTCGTCATGAAAAGTGACGACCCAATCTCCGACGCGTTCGCCGACCTAATCACCGACCAGGAGGAACCCGTGGAAGACATCCACGAGGCTGACCCAGTCGCTGAGGCTCCGGCCGCTGACGAAGCGTTGGCGAAGGAGCTTGGCGATCTGCGGAAGGCACTTACTGACATGACCGCCCACTTCGAGAAGGCTGCCGCCGAGCGTGACGCGCTCGCCGAGACCGCCGACATCGAGAAGGCTGCCGCCAAGGTTGCCGAGTGGGATCAGGTCCCCGGCATGACCGACGACTTCGTTCCCGTGCTCCGCTCGCTCAACGATGAGCAGGCCGGGGCTGTGGCCACCGTCTTCGATGCTTGCCAGATCGCGTTCGCCGAGGCGGACGTCACGAAGGAACTCGGCACCGACGCTCCCGGCGACGGCGACGCCCTGTCCACCATCGAAACTCTCGCCAAGGGCCTCGTCGCCGAGGGCAAGGCGAAGAACATCCATCAGGCGATGGCGGCCGTGGCTGCCGATCGTCCCGACCTCTACGCCGAATATGTCGGCGGGAAGGGCTGAGACTCATGGCATACGAGTCCCCGCAGATCAACATCGGCACGCTCACCGCTGCCGCTGACCTCTCCGGCAAGCAGTACTACTTCGTGAAGCTCGCAAGCGAGTCCACCGTCAACGTCTGCTCCGCCGTCACCGACGTCCCGATCGGCGTCCTCCAGAACACCCCGGCCTCCGGCGAAAGCGCTGAGATTTGCATCTTCGGTCTCTCGAAGGTTTCCGCTGACGCGACTCTTGCCGCGGGTGACATCATCGGCACCTCTGCTGACGGCCAGGCACAGCCGGTCGTCCAGGGCACCGAAACCACCGTCTACAACGCAGGACAGGCCATCACGGCCGGTGCGGCTGGCACGCTCCAGACTGCGCTCATCAACATCAGTAACGGGAGGGCCGCCTGATGCCTCAGCCAACTCAATCCGACGTCCACGTCGACGCAATCCTCACCGGCATCTCGGTCGCGTACATGCAGGAGGCGGAGCATTTCGTCGCCGGCAAGGTGTTCCCGTCCGTCCCGGTGAGCAAGCAGTCCGACAAGTTCTTCACCTACACACAGGCCGATTTCTTCCGCGACGAGGTCCAGTACCGCGCAGACGGCACCGAGTCGGCCGGTTCGGGCTACGGTCTCTCGACCGACAGCTACTCGGCTGACGTGTGGGCGCTCCACAAGGACATTGGCGACCAGACCCGCGCCAACGCTGACGCTCCGCTCAACATGGACCAGGACGCGACCCGCTTCCTGGCTCAGCAGATGCTGATCCGTCAGGAACGCGACTGGGCGACCAACTACTTCGGCACCTCGATCTGGGACACCGACAGCACCCCGTCGACCCTCTGGTCGGCGTCCGGTTCGGACCCGATCGGCGACGTGCAGGCCGGTATCAACACTGTCCTCACGAACACCGGCTACCGCCCGAACGTCGGCGTCTGCTCCTACGCAGTCTTCAGCATCCTGAAGAACCACACCGACATCGTTGAGCGTTACAAGTACACGACCAGCGAGTCCATGACCACGGACCTCATCGCCCGCGTGCTTGGCCTCGACGAGCTTCACGTCATGGGTTCCATCGTGAACACCGCTGACGAGGGCGCGACCGCGTCGTACTCGCAGGTCGGCGACAAGGACATGCTTCTCGCCTACGTCCCTGCGAGCGCCGGCCTCATGCAGCCGTCGGCCGGGTACAACTTCACCTGGACCGGCCTCGCCAACTCCGGCGGCATCGGCACCTCGACGAGCGTCAGCCGGTTCCGCATGGACCACCTCCGCGCTGACCGCTTGGAGATTCAGTCCGCCTGGGACATGAAGGTTGTCTCGAGCGCTCTTGGGTACTTCTTCTCGAACTGCGTCGCCTGACGCTTCGGGTAGTTCCCACACCCAACACCAACAGCCCGCCCGGTTTTTGTTCTCCTTTCCGGGCGGGCTGTTGCGCGTCTCTGCTGACGCGTCCGGCGTCGTGGCGTAGGATGACCGCATGACGTGGACCTACTCCGGCGATCCGGCAACGAACGCACGCGACTCGATCCGGTTCCTTGTCGGCG